AGCGTCACAAGCTGGCAGCGGTCGGCCAGCACGGCGGCGTAACGCTGCACTCCCGCCACGAAGATGCGAACCCAGCTGTATCCGCCGGAGCTGCCCACCTCGGCCTGCACCGGGTAGCACACGCCCTCGGTCAGCTTGCCGCCGTTATAGTGCTTGTCCACTGCGTTCACGTCGGGCGCAGTGAACACCTCGCATTTGCCGCTCGTTACTTTCAGAAATTTCATGTCGCTTTCCTCCTGTATATCTCGTTTCCACGGGCGACCGCCGCCGTCCAGTACCTGCACATCCGTCCCCAGCCACAGCGCAGACCACACATCTACCTGTTGCGGCGTGCAGTATGTGCCCTGTGCGTTGCGCACCTGGTATGCGATATTCCGCCCCCGGCTCACCTCAAGGTGAAGATGCGCGCCGAAGCGCCCCGGCCTGCCGCCGCCAAAACCGCCTTCGTCGCCTATTTTCTCGCCTTGGTGCAGCACCTGCCCGGCGCGAACGTCCAGCACGTTGTCATGCATCAGCGTCACGGTCATATAGTCCACGGTTCCATCGGCAAACTCCACGGGCTCCAGACTTTCAAAATAGGTCTCGTGGCTGGAATCCGTGCGCACACGCGCTACGCGCCCGGTAAAAGGCGCATAGACTGCATCGCACCCGGTATCCTTGCCGCCGAAATCCATAGCTTTACTGCCTTTATGGCTTCCTACGTTTGGGCCTTGAGTCACCCGCAGGAACTCCATAGGAAATCTAGCTCGTTCCATAGCTTATCCTCCTTTACAGCCCCAGCGCGGCAAGCTGCTGCTCGATGTAGGTGCGCTGCTCCAGCTCGGCCACAAGGTGCATTTCTTCAACGACCTGCCCGGTGGCAATGTCTGTTTTGCTCACGCGCTTTTTGCCGATGCTCGCCACAAGGCAATAGTGCTGGTACACCGTGTCAAACACGATTTTCGGGTCGTCCTCGTCGGTCGTTTTTGTCAATCGGATTTCCGCCGTTGCAGCCTCATCCATAAAAGCCGCTTCAAATTCTGCCGCTGTCATGGCATCCTCGCCCATGTGAATTTCCATGCGGCTGCGGGCGTTCGGGCTGCCGCTGGGGTATACTGTTGTATCTTCCAACAGTTCGTATTCATTGCCGTTTTTCAGTGTGACTTTCAGCATTTTTTGTTCCTCCGTTTTAAATTAAATAGCATCCGTTCATTAAAATAGTCGCGTTCTTTCCCAAGTGTGTAGCACCGGATTCAACTTCTAACATTAAATAGTAATTCCCATTTGGGGAGTTTATGTTGAATTTAGTGCTTGCGGTATATGTTGTGTCGAATCCGTTTGCTTCGGAATAAATAAGCTGTTGAACAACATTCCCGTTTATATCACTCAATGCCACCTTGATATGGGAAAAGCTATTTGTGATAAATGCCCGGAGATTGGCAAAATATATTTGTGAATAACCTATTGTGCTAAATCCACCAAGCATAACGCGTCCGTATCCTCGTTCTGTGCCGCCGAATGCGTCAACTTTAATATCTGAGCCACTATTAGTAACGGTAAAATATGCGGCATATCCAAGGTTCTGTGTATTCGCAACCGGTACGCCGGGGTAGACCGTTTTTTGTCGCTTCCAAACTTCCGTTGCCCCCATTTTGACAGCCGCCAGCGCTGTGTTATTGAAACGCACCTCTCCGCTTTGCGGTACATCTGTACCATTAAATTTTAGAGCCATGCCCCCACCGCCTCACCATGTAATCGACAACGTGGTGCCGGAAAGGGACATATTTAATGCATGTCCGTTGATACGCTGGCAGGATACATGCGGCCACTTATTACCTGCATCATTTCCGGCAGAGAGATTGACGTAATCTTTATTTGCATTCGCATAGACTGGCGTGATCGAACCATCGGTCCCGGACCAATCACTGTTGTACATGCGTATGCTTGTATGCGTGTGCCCGCTGTCGGCCTTGCCATTCAGCTTGGTGTTCATTTCCGTTTCGGTGTAGTAACGGTCGTCATGGGTGTGGCTCGCCTTCGCCTGCTCTACGGGTTTGTTCGATTCGTTGCCGGCATAGACGGTCCCGTCCTTGGCAACAGCGATCTCGCTGTATGGCAAATCAGCGGGGGCTTTTGTGGCGCCGCTCTGCCGGTAATGTTTGATGCTTCCTTGTTTGGCCATCAGTATGTCCCTCCATCCAATTTCAAAATAGGCACGCCGTCGTCATCCAGTTCCAGCAACAGATTTGCAGCCAGCGCACCCCAGGCGTCGCCCTGCTGTTGGACGGTACTGGACACTTCCACGGCAACATCCTCCAGCACAGCCGCGCCTTTCCGGTTGCGGAACGTCAGCCGTGGCTTTCCGTCCGCTTCCTGCACGATCATATCTTTAAATGCACGCGCCAAATATGCCACCTCCCATAGTAAAGGCCAATGTCTGCCTTGCGTTCTGTTGCGCTGTCAGGGCTGTGTACAGCCCCAGCAATGCACTTTCTATTCGGTGCAGATCGTCATAACTCCATACACGGCCATTGACCGCGTAATCGCGCGCACGCTCGGAACGCGGTGGACGGAACGTATTGTCCAGCAGCGCGTCAACGTTGTTGTCCACGTTCGCGAAAAACTCCACATACGGAAACCCATCCGGCCCATAGTCGGCCATCTCCGCCAGCGGAAACGGCAGATATAACTGCCGAGCCATGTCCCGCAGATGCAGAATATTGCCGCGAATGCGGATATAATCCGGGTCAAGCATAATTGGGTCTGTGGCCTTCCAATCCGTCTTAGGTGTAATCCAAGCCATCAATATGTCCCCCCGTCCACGCTGTTCGCCCGGTCCACCACGCCGTCGCCGTCCGCATCGTATGTGCGGGAGCCGACCAGCTCCGTCATCCGCACCTCAAGTTCCCCGCCCGTCATGACGGTGAGCGGCCCGGCGGCGTTGTCAATGTCCAGCGGGTCCGTAGCGTACACTTCGGGAGAACTGAGCACATAGGCAACTTCTGCGCCTGTGGAAAGTGCTCCCGTGCTGGATATCCACGCCGTTGTGATACTTTCGCCCGCATAGCTGGCAATGTAACCCACATTGTACGTCACAACAAGCTTTTCGGCACCTTCATGCTTTTGCCGCGTCACGCACTTATCCTTGACATCGCCCACACGTCGTAGCGGGCGCGGGATGGGGATAGGTGTCACACTGCCTTTATATGGCTCGTAGGGCATGGCCGTTTTGCCGAGGTTGAGCATAGGTCTAATTGTGGTATCAACTACCGAATCAGGAGCGACAGCAATATACGCAACACAGTGTTTTATTGAATCGGATAACGTGAACGTTTTGCTCGCGGTCGCCGAAACGGCAATATTTTTCTTCCCCGAAGTATCCTTTCCAATTACCAGATTTACATCAGCAGTCTGTATATTTGAGTTAAGAGTATAGGTCCCAGCAGGCAAAGAGAAATCCGCATCAATGACGATGTTACTCCAACTGGTTGCGGTACCTTTAGCCGTAACGCTTTTATCCGGATTTACGGTATACGTTATTCCGGCAACTGTGTTTGTTTTCGCCTTGTTCGGTAGCATATTTTTCCCACACACCTGCACCGAGTCCACCCCCGTGAGCGCCACAGGAGCCTCCATTGTCCCGCCCTGTGCGTTTTCACCGTAGGCGGTTATGGACGCGATACGGTTTGCGCCCGCGTAGGCGATGGAGACGGGGGCGCCGGACGCCTGAAATGCATCTCCCACGACCGCCGCATTCAGGTTGTCCACCTGCAGCTGCAGCGCCGTGGCAGGATCTTCGCCGAGCTTCCCTTTCAGGTCGTCGAACCAGGCGTCAAACTCGGCGGACTGCCGAACGATCTGCGCATTTAATGCGTCGGTCAGCTCGGTCAAAATCTGCTGGGCCTGCGCATGCAGCGATGCCGTGGGAATGCCCGTTACGCCGTCGCGCATCAGCCCACAGTATTCTTCGTTGAGGCGCTGGTCAGTGATGGCGCTGGCGCTGATGCTGATGACGCCTGCGCCGATCAGGACCGTGGCGATATACAACTCGTCGTAATTGGCGTCGCGTACAGGCGGTACCACGATGGGGGCGGAAGATGGAGCGCCTTTTTTTACCACGATCTCGGCGCGATTGTTCACCTTATCGAGCCGGCATACAATTGCGTCGATGCGCTTGAGTGCGCCGTCGGCGGTGTCCAGAGCGAGAGTGAGTGCCTGCTCCTGCAAGGCGGCTGTACCCCAATAGTCCGACCACTTGAGCCAAGCAAGGCCGGGGGAAACGGATACGGACAGGCCGTTTTCGCCGGGCGTTACCGTGAGATTTGATTCAGCAGAAAAGACGCCGCGCGTGCGTGTTGCGAGATAAGTGCCCATATCCTTGGCTTCGTAGGGCGTATTGTCGAGAGGAAAACAGATCATCGGCTCAAAGCCTCCTTTGTAAGGTTGAAGTCCGAGAGCACCGCAGTAACCTTTTTGCCGGTACTCTCGTAGATAGTGCGAACAGCCGAAATACGCGCGGACAGCCGTAGGCCGTACCGGGTGAGCTTGAGGGGCACGATATCGCCGAGCGCGTAGTCTCGGCCATACTCCATCAGTCCCTGGCCGATGGACGCATCGACTTCCAGCGTTTGCAGGTTCTCCGCCAGTTTTTCCAGCCCGCGGGCCTGGAGGGCGGCCGCGTATTCCTCGTCGGTATAGGTGGCCTCGGTGTATGTATAGCCGCCGCTGCCGTCCGGCGCGGCGATTTGGTAGGTCGTGCCGATGTCCTTGGCATCCACCCACAGTTCCCGCAGATCGTCGCCGGTATACGCGCCGAGGCTCGCCGTCACAATCTTTCGGTTCACGCCCTCGCCTTGCCCGCCGATGATCGCATAGTTTTTCCAGCCATCCGACCCACGGACAATTTTAAGGCTGGATATATTGTCGATGTCGTCGCCAAAATAGCCGTTGTACCCGGCGCCCTGCGTGCGGTCTACGCCCTCGTAGACCTCGAAAGCCTCTGTACCCGTATCAGGCGCAAACACCTCCCGAAAGCCCAACCCTGACGCCGTAGCGAGAGTGATTTCGGCATCCAGCACACTTCCCCAGGTGATTTGCGTATCGAGAGAGACCGCGATGCCTTTGGCCGCGCCGGTGATGCCGGGCAGTCCCCGGCGGTGTTTGGTGGTGAGGGACAGCATACCGGCTTCGGCGTTGTGCACCTGTTCAGTGGCCATAACGACACGGTCCGCCCAGCGGGCTGCGGATAACATGGCCCGCACGGTGAGTTTGGCATCCTTTCCGTCATCGTCTATTTGCGTTTGGCGAATGATGGCGCTTTCAGGCTGCTCCGTACAATACAGGCGGTTGCCGTCAACCAGCAGCGCGCGGTTTTTCTCTGTTGCGCTGCACACCAGTTTGATTTCTCCGGCGTCCTGGTACTCCGATAGCCATTGCAGGCTGCGAACGTCCTCAACAAGCCCGATGCGCTCCCGGGCGGGGTTGTACACATAGAGTGTCATATCCCGGGGACCACCCCTTTCGGCATGATGACCTGCACGCGAAGCCCCTCCCGGTTGTTGGCCGCGTCGCAGCGGATGGTATTCGTTCCGGGAGCCATCTGCATATTGAGATCGCTGCCGACATCCAGATATTTGAAGCCGTTAGCTTGCGTGCCGTCCGGGAGCTGGAGCGTAACGCCTTTACGGCCATAGACAGTAGAGACTGTGATTTTTTCGCCGGCTGCCATCACCTTATTAATTTTGATAAAGGTGCCGCGCTCGACATGGTAAAATTCAGGGTCTGTTACTTCGGTGGCTGCGGTGAATATGACGTCAAATTCTATCGCAGCCGTGCCGTCGTTATTTACGACGGTGAACAGGCTGTCCGAATATTTGGATATATACCAGGTGGAAGCCAGCGAACACGGAAACTGGAACAGCTTCGTAAGGCCCGCGACCTGCGCGCTGCCGTCCGCCGTACTGCGCCAGTATGGGTAGGGGCAATGCAAGACAAATTGAAAGTCCTGCACAACAGAGCCGTCGGAAAATTCCGGCGTCCGTTTCGGCGCGCCGTCGATGTACCAGCTCTCGCCGTTCTGGATGACGGTCAGACGCCCGGCCACGCCCGGCAGCACACAGGCCAGGATGCCGCGGCGGTTCGCCTCCACCGCGGCGAGGACCGCGCCATTGATGGTGATGTCCCTCGGCTGCACGGATTGATTGCTGATGGTGCTGCCGACCTGCCCGGCTCCTTGGGATTCGCTGACAGCGACATCGTTGCCCGAAGCGCCGGTGATGGAGGTGACCCAGAGTGCGCTGTCGTGTTTGCTCAAGAATGTGATACTGTTGGCGCCGGACGTATATGTAACGATAGTGTCCCTGTTCATGGGTTTTTCCACCGGCTCCTTTCCAACAGATTTTCAGCTTCGCGCGTAAGCTCGCTTTCCGACAAACTGTCATGTGTATTGATGGTTTGGTAAAAATTTGTTGTCCCGCCATAACCTCCTGCGTAGGCGAGCGCTGGGACAACCGGTTCGATGCGAAATGCAGCGGAAACGCTTGTTTGTACGCTGCCAAGCTGTCCCGCGATTGTATCTTTCACTTTGGCCATAGCCGATGCCAGACTTCCCATGTTTCCGGTGATGCCATCGGCAATGCCTGGGGTGATCCAGCGGCCAACCTCGTCACGCATAACTCGGGAGGGACTACCGATTTTGAATGCACTGGTAAATCCGTCAATGATCCCGGAAACAAAGCTGCCGATTTGTCCGAGCAGCCAGTCTTTGGCGTTCATGATTCCGTTCCACAGGCCCTCCACAGCCTGCCTGCCGATGTTTAACAGTTTGCCAGGCAGTTCTTTTATTCCGTTCACGGTATTGGTCACCAGCATTTTGGCGGCCTCGACGCCTTTTTGTCCAAGCTCCGCGGCCCATCGGGTCACGTTGGTCAGCGCTGATGTCAGCCAGTTCAGGATTTTCCCAGGCAGAGCAGAGAAAAATGTTACAACATTGGAAAGGAATGTGCTGGCAGCCTGAAACGCCAATTGCGGAAGCTGAATCGCCCAGCTCGCCAGCGTCCCCAGCGCCTGTCCCAAAAAATCCCCGATGATGTACGGGATTTGAGAAAAGAACGCGGAAATTTTTTCCGGAAGCTGTTGGATAAATGTGATGGCATTCTGAATGCCGGTCGGCAATGTAACCGTGAAGAAATTCACGATAGCCTGTGCCGCATTGCTCACAAAGTTTGCGATATTGGTGCCGAGGTCAATCCAGAACTGTTTGAATGGCTCGCACGTGTTCCACAAATAGATAAATCCAGCAGTAAGTGCCGCGATCGCCGCGATGATGAGCGTAACTGGCCCCCCAAGTGCTGCAAGCGCGAGCTTCAAAACATTCATTACTGTTCCTGCCGCCTTTATGATGCCAACCAGTTTGCTAATGCCAGTTGTGATGAATGTTATCGCGCTTACGACCGACGTCAGAGTCTTGAATATAACGAATCCTGCAGCAATGCCTGCGAACGCCGAGACGAGTTCATCGGCATGTTCCTGCAAAAAAACTCCGATGCTGCTGAAGAGCCTCCGGAATACGGGCGTTATTGCCTCAATAGCTGGCCTGAGTGCATCGATTGCTACTTGTATTTTCCCGAGCGCAGCGTCTATAAGGCTCATTACGCCAAGAATCAGCGGTTCCATAGATGAAAATAGACCCTGAAGCGGAGCCATCAGCCCGGTCAAAGACGACCAGATTCCGCCGAGCTTGGCGCTGATGGACTTCCACATCCCGCTCAAGTCCGGAGAAATGTTGCCCAGCGCTTGGCCGATGGATTCGCTGATTTGCGGTGCGGCGCCGGTAATAAATGTACTAATGGCTGACGGAAGGCCGCGCAGGATATTCCCGACAGCGGGTAGCAGGTTGCCAACCAGAAAAGTGGTCACTGTGTCAGCCAGCCCGTTCAATGCGGGTTTGATATCCTGTCCAAGTGTCAGACTTCCAAGCACATTGGAAAATGCGGCCTTCATGGAAGCGAGTGAGCCCGAAATGGTGGTTGCTGCTTCCTGTGATGTCGTACCCGCAATACCAAGGCTTTCCTGCATAACGCTGATGGCGTTGACCACATTGCCGAAGGACATGCTGGAGGCGTCTACTTCAATTCCGAGTTTCTTCTGAATGTCAGTCATCTTAGACGCATCTCTGATGAGCCGCTTCATTTCTTCCTTGGTACCACCATAACCGAGCTTTAAGTTATCCAACATGGTATAGTTCGATTTTGCAAATCCCTGATAAGCCCACTGGATAGAACCCATATCGGTGCCCATCTTGTTGGCGTTGTCGGACATGTCCACTAATGCACGGTTAGCATACTCGGCGGCCTTTGCAGTGTCGCCACCGAGGCTCTGCAACAGGCTTGCCGAGAAGCTGGTGACTTGTTCCATGTAGCTATTCGCGCTGACGCCCGCAGTTTTGTATGCCATGGCAGCATATTTTTTGACTGCTTTCGCATTTTCTTTAAACAGTGTCTCCACACCGCCAAGGCTTTGCTCAAGGGCTGCTCCTTCCGTGATTGCCTTTGAAAAGGCTTTTCCAATCCCTGCGGCAGCGATGACTGCCTTGATGGCACCTACCATTTTCCCGCCGAGTGTCTGCCCAGCAGATTCTCCGGCCTGTGCAGGAGCGTTTCCCAATGCCTCGCCAAGTTTTGCGCCGATCCCCTTTGCGCTTGGGATAATCTGCACATATGCCTTGCCGAGTTCTATTCCTTCCGCCATTTGATCAATTCCCTTCGTCAGCGGCACGGATCGCCGCCCAGAACTCATCCGCGCTGTCGAACGCTTGTACTGAACCACGTTGTTCTGTGCCCGTCAGCAATTCTGTAATGCTTTTAGGACGTCGCTGGTTCTTATGCCCGTCCTTGGTCTGCATCCAGACCAACAAACTCAGCCTGTCCACCATGGCCGCCTGCATCAATAGAGACATGGACACATTTGCGCCAGCCATCTTCATGCGGATTCGCGAGGTTTCCGGCAGACCGGCCGCCAATGTGGCAGCCAGCCTGACCGGAAGCGCACGGAAATTCAGCACATGATAGGTCTCTGCAAAGTCACAAATCAGTGCATCCTCGTCGGCTGAGACCATCGCCGCGAGGATCAGGAGTTTTTTCCGCCTGTACCGTCGTTGACCAATATTTCGCTGAATGTGTCAATGACCGCTTTGATTGGTACATGTCCTTTCTCGTCGCGTAGATGATCATACAGCCGCTTGCGTTGTTTATCGCCCAGCATCAGTCGAATGACTTTACTGATTTTCAGTGGGTTTCCGTCATCGGCCTCAGCCAGAGCATCCAGAAGCTCTTGGTCGATGTTGTCTTCCTCGATGGAATATTCAAATCCGCTTTTGGTTCTTCCCTCGATCATCACGCTACCCCTTTCGCCTTGATGTATTCGTAATGAGTGTTGCCGCTGTCGTCCGGCGTGGCTGTGATAGTCGTCTCATAACCTACAACGTCCTCGTCTGAATAGGTGATATCGCCAACCTCTGTGACCGCAGCAGAGGGAATCACAATCCGCTTATGCGCGCCGTCGCGCATCACCTGCTCAATGACCCATGATACGGCCTGCTGCGCATCACTGTTTGCTTTGACCGTGATGCCGGCTTCCAGAGTGCCGGTCACGTTATCGTCGCCGTACACCGCTTTCAGTACATCTGGGTTCAGCGCCTCGATCAGCTTGAACTGAAACGTGTCCTCTTTGGCCGTCTGATAGGTCAGCACCGTATCGCCACCCCACGCTTTCAAACTGTCGCTTTCAGGTGTGTTGGAGTTGGTCAGTCCGTCCTCGCCGCAATAGCCGAGACATACGAACGCCTCGTCCAGTTCCGATGTGGCGTCTGTAGGCAGGGTAGACCCAAGCGGGGCTCTGAAGATCGCGCCGCCCTTTTTGGGTTTACCAGTGGTAACGTTGGATGCATTCGCCATTTTTCTTCATCCTTTCTCAGTAAAAAACCAGGTCGAATACGGCCTGGTAACGATAGTGTTTGGTTGTGGGGTCTGTAAAGTTGTAGTCTGCGTTAAGATGGCACGCGCTGATGCTGTCAAGCTCAATGATGTCGTCCATGGCCGTCTTTACGCGTTCGTTCAGCTCTGCAGCTTCCAAAAGACTTCCCGCCCAACTCTGCACGGCCAGCGTTGCACGGCTGATCCTGTCGCTGCGTCCGCTGCCGGTCTTCTCCACCACCAAAAACTCGGGAGGAGGTTTTTCCGGCACTTCCATGAAAACAGGGACGGGAATGGCATGCTCCAGGCAGTTCAGTACAATTTGTTCAATCATTTTTCAGTGCCTTCAAAATCGTGTTGTTCTTGAGGTTGTCCAGTTTTGCTTTTATGGACACTGCAGAAACACGGGCCACCGCACGGGTGGACATGACATAGTTTCCGGATGCATACCCATCCCCACACGACTGTACAGCCCCATCAGCCTTGGCCTTCAGCATCGCCTTCATTTCGTCAGACCGCAGCAATTGCCGTACGCCTGACTGGTTCAGTTCGATTTTGTATTTACTCATACCGTTCCACCTTCACCTTTTTGTTCCAAAGCAGCGGGATCAAATCCTCGATGCCCTGGGTCACGCCGCCATAGGTGCGAAATTTTTTGCCGAAAAATTCGACAATCGCATTTTCCCAGTCGTGGGCGTCCCCTTTAGGAATGCCCAGCGTGTAGGCGATTCGCTTGCCGTACAACTGCAGGTCGTTGACGATGTCCTCTGCTGTAGGTTCACCCACAAGCACGTTGGGAACGTCTATCGGGGTTTCGGCATAGACCGGCGCGTTGAATGCATCAGTGCCTGTCTGCGACTTTACATAGAGCCGGACGGTAATGCCATGAATCATTCTGCCGCCACCCCTTCCAGCGGACTGTAGCAGCCGATTTTGTTTCCGATGCCAAGCAGCCGCTTTTCAATCTTGGACAGATACATCTCACCCACGCTGCCGCTGTTCATGGTCCAGCTTTGTGAATATCCGAGAGCCGCCACTGAACCCTGTGTCGCTCCCGTAGGAAATGTGATGGCGTCACCCTCTCCGCTGCCAAGCTGTCGGCGCACCATCCGGCAGGAGACAAGCGCTTTTGCATCTGCAGCCGCACCTTTGCTGTATGCATCGATGATGATGGCGGCCTCCTCCAGCATTGCGTCACACCGCGCGGCCTCATCGTCACTCAAGGGGCGAAATCCTGCTTCAACATCTGATACTTCAGCATATTTCATCGCCGCACCTCATTTCTTTACGGGCGCACACTTTTTTCGGGCCTGCCTGGGCGTTTTCTCTGGAAGCGCGGGGGCCGTTCTGGCCCCCGCAGCATCCTTTTCAACAGGTTTGTGACCCGCAAGGCGGTATTCCCCCTCGCGTCCCGGAGCCACCCACATGCGCGTCCCCGTTAAGCTGTTGATGAACTCCGCCATGGTTAGCCACCCGTCTTTGCCTTGCCCGTAAGTTTGTTGAATACGGAGGTGTCGCAGCGGAAACCGACCTCGATCTCGGCGCGGACGGCGAACATATTCTGCTCAAACAGATTGATGGTGCTCTCGCCGTCGGTCAGTGTTGCCTGGTCGGAAATGGCGATCTGTACGCCCTCCACAGTACCGTACACAGCCTGCGTCCAGTCGCCTGCAAAGCCCACGACTGCATCGGCGGAGGAAGTCTCGGCGATGTAAGCGCCCTTGCTCTGCTTGACAGGCGCGCCCAGGATCATCGGAACCGCTCCATCCGCCACGTTGTTGATGAACAGCGGGCGCTTGTTGCCATCCACGGCAGTCAGCAGCATGGATTTCGCCTTCGGGGAAAGAACCCAGCCGTTCAGAATGCCATCATGGTCAGCAATGTCCGCGTCCGCTGCCACAAGTCCGCCGTAGGCATCGGTCAGGATGCTCTGAGCAGTGCATTTTGCCAGAGAATCGAAATTAGAGCCGGGCACGTCAGCCGCGCCGAAAACAGTGGCGTCGAACTTCTTGGCCAACACGCCCGGCAGCCGCTGCACCATGGCGTCGTAAAGCGCTTTCGCGTCGCGTCGGAACTGGTTGGAGAAAGGCACGATGACTGCCAGCGTGTAAGGGGCCATCTGCTTGGTTGCCAGAGTGCCGCGCTTGACCGGTTTCTTTTCGGTCTCTCCGACCCAGCCGGCTTCAGGATCGCCGGTAATGATCGGCACGGTCACGCCAAGGCCGGGCAACGCAATCCGACGAGCCAGACGCATAACGGCGGAGGATTCCTGCGTCTTCTGCAAAATATCGCCGGAAACAGCAGGGGGGAGTGAGATAGAAGTCGTTCGGTTAATGTCAATAGTAGATCCACTAGATGCCATATTTTTTTTCTCCTTTACTTCATGACCTGGTTGAACCACTCAGCGAACTGCTCGCTGGCGGTCCCACTAGGCTGGTTGTTTGGATCCCCGCCGTCCCTTACGTTCGGATAGCCGGACACAAAGGCGTTGGGGTCGGTCTTTTTGTAGTCGGCAAGGAAGTCATCAAAGCCCAGCAGCTTGCCGTCCTGCAGGGTCAGATTTTTTGCCTTCAGCTCTGCCAGAAAGGCTTTTCTGGCGCTCTCGCAGGAAAAACGGACACCGGACACGGCACTCTGGGCGGCAAAATCGCTCTGCAGTGCGGCCACCTGTGCCTTGGCTTTACTTTCTGCCTCTGCGGCCTTATTTTTCCAGTCGGGGTCGTAGCCCTCCAGTTTCTTGTTGGCCTCACCAAGCTGCGTCCGCGCGGCGTCCCGCTCGGTGGTCAGCGTGGTGATGGTCTGCTTCTGGCGCTCAATGTCCGCGCCGTGCAGATCCATGATTTTGGTGAGCTGCTCATCGGTGATGTCGGGGAGAATCCCCTTTACTTCCTCGCGCTTCATATTCAATCCTTTCCGCCCTGTGCTTTTTACGGGGTCGCTCCCTCGGGCTGTACAGTTTTACGCCGTGCCGGGCATATTTGGATATATATTGCCTGTCCGCCCCTCATGCAGGGCAAACAGGCATGAAAAAGCGCCCTTGCATATAAAGCAAAAGCGCTGATGACATACTTCCCATTGACAATATGAGATAGTTTATTTATACTAATAATCGGAGGGGGGACCTACCATCAGTCATAGAGATGAGTTCCTCTACCCCAACAGGGCTGCTATGACCGGCCCTGTTATTTTTTATATCTGAGAATTTTCAACAGGTCATTTCCTTGTTTCAATACAATATCAATCGTTTCCACGTTCCCCCGCAAAAATCGTCTCGTCAGCTGTTTTTCTAACTGTTCTATGTCAATTAGTTCGTTTGCAAGACTTAAAACAATACCTCCTGGGTTATCAGCGATTTGTTTTAAGGCGTGACGCATCGATAAATCTGCGCTATTAACCGAGGAGGCGATTTTTAACTCCCACAAATGTTCCCTCCATAAGTAGTCTGGCATTTTCTGTCCCTGTATATTTGATTCGTTCAACAGCACAATGTTGCCGCCGAGGTTGTAGTGCAGCCATTGTGCTGTTTCTATTTCTGCTGCGTGGCGTGTGCGGTCATAACCCTCATCAAAGGTGATGGAGCCAATGCCGGGTGTTGCCGTGCGCAGATATTCTTTCAGAACATCAATTGGTCCGCTGCGCTCTTTCCTCGCCGCATACGCCGCGCGCTTCTGGGCGTTGATCTTGTCCTTGTTTTTGGCGTACTGCGCCCGGCGCATGGCGTTGATGTCGCCGCCATAGTCCTCATACTGCTTCAGATATTTTTCCGGGTCGTATCCAGCCACGGTTGTGCGGCTGTCGAAGCGCACCGCGTACTCGCAATTGCAGTGTGTGTGGATGTGCTCGGCATGGTCGCCTTTCAGGGCCTTTTTACTGGCCCTCTGCCAGCCGCGGCTTGCCAGCGTGATGCAGAACGGGCATGTATCCCCATACGGTACCCATGCCCACTCAGCGCCGTCGCGGATAGCGTTTTTCAGCGTGGTATCCGCCCCGGCGCGCTTCACAAGACGGCTCACGCCGCCCTGCAGCTGCGGGGGACTCTGTTTGGTAGCGTTCACCATTTTTGCGGTCTCGTTGTAATCTGCAGGTTCGGCAGGCACTGCGGGCGGCACATCTGCGCCGGATGCCTCTGCCATAGCATCGTACATCTGGCAGGCAAGTTCTGCGCTTCCCTCGCCGTATTTCTGCACCAGCGCCTGCGCATAAGCAATCAGTGCGTCCGTATCCTGCGTGCCGTGGCGGGCGATGTAATCGGCCATTTTTTGCCCGGCGGTCTCGTTAATTTTCGCCAGCCGGGTGATGTACTCAATCCACGTCTTCTCCGTTATCCGCATTGTCCACCTCGACAATCAACTGCTGGCCGCGCATCCGCTGCTCCTGCGCCTTGATGCGCCGGATGTCCGCCTGATCGAAACCAATCATTTCGAGGAACGTGTCGGTGCTGGAAAATTCCTTTCGGGCGGAAGCAATCTTGATTGCCGCGTCCGCTGTCACCGCCACGCTGGGCATGGCCGGGTTTTTGAAGTGCGGCATGATGTCCAGTTCCTCTGTGGTCAACTCATCCAGACGAACGTCCCGGACGATGGCCTGTGCCATCTGGATGATGGTTTTCAGCGCGTCGCCGTTCCCCGTGTTCAACTGCTGAGCCATGAGCACCAGCGTCTGGCTCTGGGCCAGAATGGCATCACTGCTGGTGGGGTTCGCGTCGTTGATAATTCCCACATCGGTGATGGTCAATCCAGTGGCCGCTGAGAACTGGGTGGCCGTCATGCGCATCTTGTCTACATGCGGCTGAAGGCTGCCTTGTGCCAGCTGCCCGAACACTGGATTTTCCCCAGTCTCCGGATTGCTGGTGGATGCCAGCAGACTTCCCACATACTGCTTGAATTTATCCGACATGATAACGTCGTACTGTTCATCGGTCACACCCAACAAATACTTTTGTGGAGTGGTATCGAACTCCAGCGCAATGGTGGCGTTGGCCACAATCCTGATATAATCGTCGATAAGAGCGCGTACCGCCCGCTTGAGGCGTGACCTCCCAAAGGGCTTACCAGTTGTGGCATTCCAGAGCAGAGGCTCCATCAGGGGGCGGCCCATTCTATGAGTGTGTCGCTCCGCTGTCCAAATGCTATTTCGTTCTGTTAGAACGATCACCGCGTCGTCCGTGTACAGATTGACGATGTGAGGCCGCCATGTGCCTTCGTCTTTTTCATCCGGCACTGTGTCGATGATAGCGAGACCGCAGCTGATGCGTCCTTTTTCACCGCTCCACAGTGCTGCAGAAGTAGCAGGTGAATGAAATCGGATGCGGCATTTCAGCATAGGGTCGGATGACAGGGTGGCGAATACGCAGCCATATTTCAACTCATCCCGGCAAGCCTTGCCGTATTCAGCCAGCAGCCGGTTTCCGTTCACCAGTTGAGCCACTGTGTCCGCCGCCGTACCGCTGCCCACAAAGCCGTCGAACATGCTGCGGGATGCCAGAGCATCTACGGCCTTCTGACCCCAGTTGCAGCCCACTTCCAGATTCCGCAGTCCCCGCGGCAGTGCGATGCCGAGGTTCACATCGTTCAGCGTCACATGGCCCTCGTAATACTTGTCCTTTATTGCGTTGCGGCCCTGGTGGTATTGGTACACATCAGCCAAATCGCACAACTGGCGCAGTTCCTCGACGGTCAGGCCCCGCACGGTTCCAAAGTTCAATGTGATCATCGTTTCACCCCTTATCCGATACGCATTTTCCGCGTCGGGTCTCGTTTGCTTGTTTTCGCTCCCCACAGTGCAAGGGCGCACGCTTCAATCGGCAGGCTGTTCTCCCCGCCGAACCCAAAACCTCCCGCTATAGGGCGTTTGGCAGCGGTCACGGCGCTGTCTCGCAAAATTTCCTGTGGTCTATACCATGTCAGCTCGCCCTCGTTGACGCTGTTGACCAGAAGCCCCGCAGCAGCCACGACATCCTTAGCGGCGGGCCGGATTACAGCTCCCTTCATGCGCCAGGTATCGCTGATCCTGTCCACCAGCACGTCAGCACCGCCTCTTCCGTCAATCACAACACAGCTTGCCTTGGAATACCGCTCATTCAGCCAGTCGACAAGCCATGTAAGGCCGCGCCCCCCGGGCTGCAGCTCGATAAGAGAGATGCGGGCCGGATCATCTTTCGGAATCACCGCGCCGCACAGACAGACTGCGCTGCCATCAGCAGCAAACTTAACGCCGTATGCGGTTTTGCCCTCAGGCTTCGTGTCATCGCTGGCACATTTATTCCAGGCATCCTTGTCGATGGCGTGATCTACCTGTTCTGTGTGCACCGGGCTCCACCAGCCGAGGCGTTCCCTGGCAAAGGTGTCCGGGTCAAGCTGTTCGGCCTCACCCTCAATTGTGGAGAGTTGGATGCGCCGCCCCAGCGCCGGGTTTGATTTTGCCCATCGGTTTTTGTCCTTCACGTTCCCGATCTCCTTCACGGAAAACTCAAACCAGGCAGTGCGCCGGGATTCTCCGGCAAGGGCGCGGCGACGCAATTCCCGAAAAACGGTGCCGGTCACGTCCGGTCCGGGCGGTGTCCCTACGTAGATGGTCTGGGGGTTCAAACTGGCGGAAATGGCAGGCAGGAAAGACCCTTGCGCCGTTTCGTCCAGCTCCTGGGCCTCGTCGAAAATCAGCAGGTCGCCATGCTGGCCGCGTCCGCCATTCCGGGTGCGAGCCAGAAACTTGATGCGTGAGCCACTCTTCAAAATAATTTGTTCGCGGCCAAGCGCAGTTTTAATTTCAGCCACATGTCGGCGCAGTTTGGCTCCCTCAAAGAAATCGCGCATCTCCTCAAACGTCTCTGTTGCCGTTTTTTGGAGGTGCGCGGTGTAAATAACAGATTCGTTGAACAATAGCATCCCCGCTATGGACCGTCCCTGTACCAGTAAGCTCTTGCCGTTCTGGCGGGGGACGCTGCCGCCGCAGGAAGGCGCCGCCCAGCGCCCAGCAGCATCTCGGCCCATCCAATCCGCCAAAACGTCACACTGCCATGGATCCAGTATGGTACCGCCTACTTTTAACAATCGAGCCGCATCCTGTCCGTCGGAACTACGGTACTCCGGCGCGATTCTTTCGGACGGCTCCTGGCTTCCCAGCAGCTTGTCTGATTGAGAGGATCTCGCCGATTTCGTCGCCATTGCTTTCTGCTCCTTCTATCTCCTCAATTTCCCGAACAGTCTCGCGGTACTGCTTGGCCAGTGCAGGCAATTCCCTTGCATTTTCACAGCTATCTATGCTGGTTGCTAGCACACCCGCAAGTGTTTTGAGCTGTTTCAGCCGGTCACCCCGGGCGGTTACACTTTTCATCTTCACGATTTAAACCACCCTTTCAAAAATTCCCTGTGTGTAAATCGGCGCTGGACGGCAAAGGGGTCGCCTTTGGGGTGGGGAGGGGGTATCCCCCCAACCTACCATTCGCCGTCTTTGACTGTGGGGTCTTTTGTAAGCTTTTCGCCGATATTTGCATCAAAAAAGCTCGTTTTATTGCCTTTTTGTGCATTACAAAAATAGTGTGCAGGCTGCAGATTCGTCCAGTCCTCTGCTGCTGCTCTAGGAGAGGCGTATCCGAATGCTTTCCACTTTGAAACTGGTCTAATTTCATCAATGACGAAAGAAAGTGGATGCGAGGAATCAGAAGGCTCGTCATAGTGAATCGGACCGAAACGGCCCTTGCATATGCCGCACTCGGCCTCCATCGCTTTAAATCTGGCACGATACTTACGGCGCAACGAGCCGTTTGCATACCTGGGATTGCCCAACACGCGCCTCCTCTCTCAGGACATATGATTAAAGCCCGCGCAAGCGGGTAGGGGAGAACCAGAACAAAAAGAAAGCGCACCGGTTTCCCGATGCACTTTCTCGATTTTAATTATAGCATTATAAAAGCGGAAAAAACGGAGATTTGTTTTACGATTGATTCTTTTTGAAATAATCATATACAGACTTTCTAACGGCTTCTGCATCTCTAATGGCTCCCAGTTCCTGCGCAACCTCCGCCCAGCTCCAGCTGTCAAAGCTCCTGCGGCTGATTGCCACACGCACCTCGGGATCTGTGATATCCTCTATCTCGATCAGTGCCCTGCCGTACAGCCGGTCGTATTCATCGTTGAGCTTTTTCAGTCTTTCCTGCATGGCCAAAACGTCGGCATCGGTTTCCACCCCGCGGATAATGACCGTATGCTTTGTGTAGGGGAAATTTTCCGCGCTCCCGTGTACCGCGTCCTGCGCAATGGTATCTTTCCGCCGGAGCAGTTTTTCAATCCGGCTTTCCCGGGCTTTTATGTCAGCAGGGAGAGCCCACAGCTTTTTGTACTCCTTGAATGTCACCCGAACACCTCCCGATAACAAATTCCGCAGACAACAGGGTCCTCCTTGTTCATTCGCCATTGACAGTGTTCGCACGGACGCTTTTCGCGCTGTACGCCAGCGCCCGGTGGCCGATACCGCACAAGCTTATGTATCATTGCTTCGATCTGCTTATCCTTCCCGATGCTTGCCAATGGCCGTTCCACGCATGCGGTCACGTTTGCAACGCTGGAAGCTGAATATCCTGTCGCCTTGGCGATATAGTCCAGCGTAAAGCCAAGCCTGCGCATTCGGCACATTTCGTTTTTATCGGCCTCGCTTATCATCGCCCATCCCTCCCCGCGGCAATGCAGGCCAGCGCGGCCACAACCGCCAGTGCGACGGCCAAGACCGCCAGATTTATCAAGATTTGCATGGGTCATCCTTCTTTCGCATCGTTTTGTATACCATAGCAATTCCATCAATATCTTCATCCGTTAAGATGCATGAAAATTCTGCAAGCTCCATGCACTTAGCCACCCAGAGCGAGACACGGTCTGTAGATTTCATATCTGCATAAATCTGCCGTTCAAATTCACTCATGCTGTACGCCCTCCTTTTCACGACAAACCACAAATTCGCAATGCCCATCGAGCGGGCAGCTGTTGCAAATCAAAACTTCATCCGGGCACGGGCCTTCCACGCAATATTCCAGCAGCGGATAGCTTAAATCGCTGTGTAGGTAACACATGCCATTTTCTGCATCACGATATTTACAAATCATGGTCTGCCTCCTCTGCTGGCTGCTGAAGCCATTTGACGCAGTGTTTCTCACACTCCGTGTCACACTTCCGCTGGTCGCCAATCTCACATACTGGACACTCAAATGTGCCATGTCCCATAAGTAGGTGCGCCAGTTCCTTATCGTCCATCGCACGGATGCGGTCTGCATTTGTAATTGTTTTCGGCATATCCGCGCCTCCATTTCTTTCCGCCGCAATAAAAAAAGTGTTCTGTAGGTTCCCATTCGTCAATGAGTGGCTGCACGATAGCGCCTGCTGAAGTCTCAAGATCACAAACATGGTCTCCCTCGCCACAATACAAGAAGTGTTCGCAATTGAAGCAGCTTTTTGTTACATCCTGCCTTCTTCCAAGTCGCGTGCTTTCTGAGTGGCAATGTTTTTTACTCATGGTCAGGATGCTCCTTCCTCACGACTTCGACGATATAATCGCCCGAAGTGTTCCCGGGCTCACATTGGATAATCGTCGCGCAAATGTCCTCCTGAAGACGATTTACATCACGGTTTATATACTTCGTACCCCAAATTTCGATTATGCTATCTTCTCTGGATTTAACCATGATGTAATCCCTCCACTACTTCCTCCTCTGGTTCGAGATCCCCTGATACACGCACCACAAGACGCTCCGGACTTCCGTACCGCTTAGCCACGCGCAGCTCTACGATGGCACTGTCGTCGCGGTAGGCTACACCGTTCAATGCATCGGCTACAGCTTTCACGATATTATCCATGTCCGGCTTACATGTGGGACGGAGGATATTCTGGCTACACAATGCAGCCTTTTTCTTCGGATAGGATTTGGGTATTGCAAAATATGCATTTACCTCCAAGATAATCGGCGGCACGAAGCGAACACCGGCATGTCTCTGCTGGTAACAGAGCATGATTTTGTTTTCATACGAAGCCGTGCCGGCGGGGGTGTACATGCGGGCATGTCCGCCCACAACACTGGCCCGGGGGCGCCCTTTGCCCTGTGGTTTTCCCGGGACCTCAAAAATTACTCTTTCCATACTGTCCTCCTTGACGATACCCGCCCGGTGGTTGGCCGGGCGGGCGCTGTATTATATCTTTCCGGGGCGGCGATCAGGCTGGTGACGCTGCGATTCAATGCTGCTCACGATGTAATCGGGAGAACTGCATCCTTTTTCGTAGGCGATGGATATAGCGTCCAGGACCATTCCCAGCTCCATACCATCGGCGGCAGCAAGGACCTTTCGTTCCTGCTCGGGCTTTATGTCCTTCACCACCTCACGGCAAAAGGCGACGATCTCCCGTTCTCTCTCTGACCAACCATCGTCGAATCCGTCGTCGTTCGCGTATGCGTGCGCGCGTATACGACGATTGTTATTGTTATTGTCTTTGTTATTGTATTTGTCTTTGTATAGCTGGATTTGCTGGTCGGTGCTGGATTTGCTGGAAAGTGCTGGTTTTTTGCTGGCTTTTTGCTGGACAAAGCGTCCGCTTTCGTCTTTTTCTGCGGATGCAGCTCTGATGCGTCCGGCCTCCCGGCGCTTTTCAACAATTTCCTGCCGGCGGATTTCAGCGCGCATCGAATTGTCTGCGATAAAAGAAAATGCCATATATACGTTCCCATCCTTTGGGAAATCGGGCTGAGTACCATCGCGGCCATACACCAGCAGCGCCATAACCAGAGCGCCGACCTGTTCCAGAGACAGCAGCCCAAGCTGCTCGATGTACGAATAATACATCGGGATGTATTTTGATTTTTCGGCGTCGTCCGGCATTGTTCGTCCTCGCTTTACTCGTTATCGTTGCCGCTGGCGGAATCGTCCGATGCATCCGCCTGTGCGGCCGTAGGAGCGCTGTTTCCATCGGCTTCGACATTCTCATCGGCAAGAATTTCCCCGTCTCCTATGGCCTCAAATTCGGGGTCCTGCGCGATGCTGTCATTCGTGCCGCCGCCTTGCATTTTATTCGCTAACTTTTTTGATTCCGACAAATTGATAAACACTACCTTCATCCAGAGTGCGCTTATTTTTTTGCAAATCCTCCGAAAACTCATAAGGAGACTGTCTTTTATAACAAGACCGCCGCCTTTCCCGAAATCCTCTGTAAGGTCGCCATCGTTAAAAACAAACGAAATCGAGCAATCGCGTGAATTGTATCCCACGGGATTATCCAGCATGCTGATTTGCCCATCCATGCTGGTATCTGGGCTAATGATGATTCTTACGGGATACTTGTCCCGAAGAAATTTATACGTAAACCCATTTTCGGCGCAGACATTCTCTAATTTTTTCAGTTGGGCGTCCAACTGATCGTGCTCAATGTATGCCATATTATATTTCCTCCTCTGCAATGATGATTCTTTTTCCGGTGGCCGCGGCGACGGCCCGGCGCATAGCGTCGGGGTCGCCGTGCCTACGACTTATATGGAGCAATCGGATGTCTTTCACGCGGCTCAAGTTCTGGTGTGTCAGAAAAGCGATACACTCCTGTAAACTCAGGTGGTTGTCGATTATGCGCTGTGCCTGATATGCGTTGGTATCCGCCATGCTTTCGGCTCCCATGTGGTTGCATTCAATCAGAATGTGGTCAAGCGGCGGAAAAGTATCTTCGGCGCGGCTCGTATCTGTCAAAAATACTAGGCGCTCACCGGTGCGAATGGATTCCAATAACCACCCTAACGGCTCTGCGACATCGTGGTATGTCGACATTGGGAGCACGGCAAATGTCCCAATGTCAACCCGCTGTCCGTGCTGCACCCGATGATACCCAGCGCTTTCATGTATTCCTAAGAATCCGGCCGTCCCCTCGCTGCAGTAAACCGGGATGCCGCGTGCCATCACGTCGTGAACCGCCCGTGCATGGTCGCCATGCTCGTGTGTGATGAGACAGGCGTCTACCCGGGAGAGTGTGAAGCGGCTCCGTCGCATCAGCTCACGCATTGAGATACCGCATTCCAACAGGAGTGTGGTGGTTCCATCGCCCACCAGATATGCATTGCCTGTGCTACCGCTGGCCAGTGTCTTTATTTCCATACAGCCTCACCGTTAAAACGGAGCGGCGGTAACGGGCGGAGCCGCCGGGGCCGCCTGCTCTACTTTGCTGGTTGGCTCCACTGGTGCAGGTGCAGGCTCGGAGCGGGGCGGTGCCGCAGGCGGCATTTCTACTTCCTGCGGGCCGGATGGGAGAGCATCCATATCAGGAATTTCACGATATTCGGCGTCGATGGTGTTGTCGGATTCCGATACCGCCATGCTTTTGTAGTAGGCGGACAAGGAAAGTTCATTTGCAAAATCCTTCGGGATAGGCTTGACCGCATTGTTGCGCATTTTGCGCAAAATCATCCGCTCACGGCTCCCTTCCATCCAAGCGGGGGAAATGTATGGCTTCAGTTCAGGAATGTCGAGGATCTCGTCGATGTCCTTTCCATCCATCAGAGCTTTCAGCTCGGACTTACGCGCATCAATTTGCTGTTTCTGCTGTAGCGTGGCCTTGTAACGGCTTTCTGCAATGCCGAAGGTTTCGTTCATCATGTTGTTGTTGATATGGGCGACCAAGTTCGCACGGACTTCGGCGCGCTCACTGATGAAATAGCGCACGGTGCCGTCCGTGAAGCGTACAGGATAGACGACGCGGGCATATTTTCCAGTGCCGCAGCGTTTCCAGGTGGGCGGCTCTACGTCGATTCCGTGGTGTACGGGGTAAGTAAATTCATCATCTACATGAACATCCCAGTATGGATATACCTCTTCGACGCCATGGCCAAAGTTTCTCAGAATGACGTCGTTGCCATCCCCCTCAATGCCCATTTCGATGGAGGTTGTCCAGTTCCCATCCGGCTGCTTTTTCTTGCGCGTCTGGAAATAACATTCCCGCGGTCTCGAAAATGCGTTCAAGCGGAGCGTAGCCACCTGCTGCAAAATTTGCATGATTTCACTTTTTTGAAGCGCGGAGATTCCATCAAGGCCCGCTCCAACGGCTGTTTCATGCATCATTGTCAGCGCATTTTCCATGCATAGATGTTGATAAAGGTCCACCGAGCCACCATTGGAAATCTGTTTCTCCACCAATGGGATGTATGCGGCCCCTGTTTTCTGCACGATAGTGCGATAATCCGGCATTTTTGCGATTCCGTTATTTTCCGCCATAATATTTTAATCCCCTTTCAGCCCCAGTTTTTCGCCGGGGCTCACATTCAAATTGATGACCTGTATTTCATCCGGCAGCGTTAAATCGGTAACGCTCTCCCGGTTATCCAGGAACAGCGGCAGCGAAATGTCCGCCGCCCGGCTGAATGCCTGCACGATTTCCACGTTCGCCTGCATTTTGGACGCGGTATTCAGAGCGCCGTAAGGAACGCCGTCCACCATTGCCTCGCAGACCTCTCGCAGACCGCCGTTTTTCTGCTGCTCAAACAGTTTGAAGCGCACCGTGGGAAAATGCTTGTTGACGCGCTCGGTCAGAAGTGTCACCAGCGTGCGGGTATATTCCTCGCACATAGACAGCCCGCGCTCCGCTTCCTCCAATTGATGAAGAGTGTCACGCTGTTCTGCTTCAAGCTCCTGGATACGGGTTTCGAGAGCCGCATTGCGTTCGATTTCCGCCAGCCGTGAGGTCATTGCATCGGATTGAGCCTGCATGTCTGCCAGTTTCTGGCGCTTTTCCTGAACAACCTGCTCGGCCGCTTGGGCGCTGGCTTGGATTGCTTGCCGCAATTCTTCAGCTCTGGCTTTCAGCTCCTTTTCCTCCGCATCCAGTTCCGCGAAAAGTCCCATCTGTGTTACAGGAGGCTTCTCTGCGATCACCATATCATAGGCCGCAGCTGCCGCCCTGGCCGCGCGTTCGCATGTATCCAGTTCCTCGCGCAAGCGTGCCGCTTTTTTCTCCATTGTTTCCACGTCCTGAGTGGCTTTTGCACCCTTGGCTGCGATATCCGACAACCGTTCAGATTTGGAAACGTTAAAATTCTCCTGCGCCTCCTGCACCAGTTCCGCAGGCAATGCCTGTCCGCAGGTCGGGCATGTCTGCGCAATGTCAGGCACGGTCCTGTTCACTTCCACCCATTCAACCCGCAGACGGTCACGTTCAGCAGCCAGGAGGTCCCGCTCCCGATTCAGCGAGCGAAGTTCCGCAGCAAGTGTTTCCACCCGGCACATTGCATTTTGTTTTCCACGGGCAGCGTCATCAATACGACGGTTGTGCTCTTCCAGCCATCCCGCATTACTGGACGATTCCAACACACGACGCTTATTGGGGATCATCTCCAAATACTGCTGTACTTTTTCGAGTTCCTGCTGGTTATGCCGCTGTACAGCGTCCGCCGTCGTGTGCTCAATCTCATACTGCAGTTTGGCGATTTCAACATTGAGCTTGCTGCGCTCGTTTTTGACGGCCCTGGCATCGGATACGGGGTGCAGTTGCTTTCGGTTTTCGTCGATGCGCGCGGGTAATGCCGACAGGGAATCCTTATACCGCTTACGGCGTTCTGTGCAGATTCGGGAAAATTCATCCACGGAATGCGTCCCCAGCATGCTTTCCAGGTCGGAAAGCTCTGGATTGGCAGTAAATACGTCCGCCGGCTGCAGGCTGCCGAACTGCTCCAGCAGAAGGCGCCGCCGCTCTTTATAGTCCTTTGTCTGCTCCGAGAACCAGACTGCATTGAGCAGCAGCGGAAGCAACTTTTCCGGGAACACACCAAAAATGGCGGAGCTATATTCCCCTGCACTCACGGGAACTTCGTCGATGAAATAGCGCGTCTCGTCGCCGTTATATTCCGTCTCGGCGCTTCCTCGACGTTTCGTCCAGCGTTCGCATATGGAACGCTGCAGAATGAGCGTGTGCCCGTCCGGCATTGAGAGAGTAGCTGTCACCGTAGGGCTGCAGCCGGACAGGCGGTTCCCATCTGTTCCCAGCGGAAACACGTTGTAATTTTCACGGCCTTGTGCGTCCTTACCGGTCAAGAGCCAGAGAAAAGCAGCCATCAACGTGCTTTTTCCCGTCCCATTGCCCCCCTGTACTGTGGCGCTGCGCCCGTCGGGAGTAAGTACAAAATTCTTTATGCCGCGAAAATTTTCGACATACAGCTTCAGCAGTTTCACAACTTTCAACATCATTCACCCCTTTTCAACCAAGCGTCATTTGCGTGACCGCTTGAGGACGTGGCTGAGGAACCTTATCCGGCGGCAGCGGGCCGTCGGTGATGTGTTTCAGCAGCGGGCGGATTTTCGGATCAATCGTGTGTTCCTGCACGTCCACCGCCACGACTTTGGCCAAAGTACCGCCCAGGCGTGTGTCTGCATAGACGATATCGTCCACAGCAAGCCTTTTGTCCGCAATATACGTATATTCACGACCGCTGTATATGCCGGGCTGGCTTCGGTCAGCGAGCTGCACAGCGACATAATTTGTTTTGATAATAGTGCTCATTCTTGTTCCTCCTCGTCATCATCCCATTCGCAATCCACGATGCGGTTTGCAGCTTCAAGAAGCGGCGCCGCGGCGCTTGAAAAATCTTCATCGGAAAGTTCTTTCGCAACTGCCCAAAACGAGGCCCGAATGCCGTTCAGTACCTGCGCAGCATTTACTGCAAATTCCGCTGCCGCCATATATGTGGCGCTCTCTGCACTGTCAATGATTTTCCGTGCGTCGTCCAGATCTTCCTGCATGCCACGCACTTGCGCTTGCAGCATGGCCGTCATTTCCCGGGCTTTTTCACCGGCTCGACGTTCCACTTCGGCGGGGTCTGGCTCTTGGACAGCTACCTCCACAGGACGGGCTTCCAATTCCTTGATGCGCTCCTTGGCATCGAACAGCTCGCTCATCACCGGCCTTGTTTCCAGCGCGTCGGCTTTTTCCTGCGCATGCTTTGCCTGTGCCCGGGCTGTGGCAGCTTCGTCGCGCAGCGCATCATTGGCGTAGCGCAGGCTTTCCGCTTCCGCGACGGCCTTCTCTCGCGCCTCGCGTTCGGCTTTCAGCTGGGCCTCCAGCTCCTCTCGCTCTCGCTGAAACTGAGCGGCTGTAGTAATTTCGCGTTTTTCGACCTTTTCAACCAAAGCAGTTGGAGCCTTTGGATCAGAAATGAGCTGTAACAACCGTTTTCCGATTTCACCGCTTTCAGAGAGTTCCGCAACAGTTGCGGAACCTAAAACGGCGCGTCCAATATTGAGCATGTTGCGGGCGCTACCCTCACTCAAACCTTGGGATTTGCACCACTCTCCCCATTTTCCACCATAGTGTGCAGCTAAAAGTTCGTGCGCATTTGATACCGCAATGCATGCTTGAATGTATTCTCGCATGCTGTTATTTCTATGACGTTGAAATTCTCCAGTGATATCCACCAGCTGGTCCACCGTCTGTGTATCCAGCCCGGAGTAGTCAAAGGGCGTGGCCTCCGGCTCCGCTTCCAAAGAGACAGGCCCAGCAGCGGACAGGCTTTGTGTCGCACTGCCAGCATCCGCAGGGTAGCCGGGGGCCGGCAAGGTGTTTGCATCCATCGGGGTGGTCGATGTTTCCGCCGCCTCCGGCGCAGCACTCCCGGACGTGGTCGCAGCAGCATCCCCATTCGGGGCAGGTTGATTGTTGCATTTTTCCATTTCCTCATCTCTTATTCGTATCGCCGAATATTCAGGGCATTGTGGAGTAAAGCAAGTGTCATCGGCATTAGATGGGCATTCCTTTTTGCACTCATGGCCACAACATCCCTCGCGTTTGCAGGTGACGCAGAGGCAGCGCAGGTTCAACTTCTGGGTTTTTGTTGTTTTTTTAGGACGTTCAGGAAAAACAGGAGTGTCTTTCTCTTCACCACTCCCCTCCACAACCTCCGGCGGCTCGATGCCCGCCGGACCGGACACCAGCTCCCAGCCGTCGCGTTTCGCACGGGCCTCCAAAACTTCCTCCAGGCTTTCGCGATAGATGTTTCCGATATTCCAATTCGCACACCATTTCCAGGTGGCGCTGTTCGCAGGGTCGCGGTACTGCATCACATATGAGCCGTGTTCCGGTTGCGGGCTTACCCGGTACAGCCAACCCGTGGCTGGGTCTCTGTATATCAGCATAGTGTTTTCCTCCTTATCGGGCGCGGCGGCGCCTTCGCGTGCCGCTGCCTTCCCCTGCTCGATATCGCGCAGAATTTTTTGCTTTTCTGCATCGGCGTCCATGTCTTTTCGGTGAAAGGTTTCATCGAAAAATTCAGCCCATAGGGCACGCTTCGCAGCAATTCCCTTTTTGTTTTGCGAGCAGGCAAGCGTATACCGATACCGTCCTTCGTCTACATATTCCACAGCCCGGATGCGGTCCCGGGAGAAGCCGCCGTAAAGCTCGCCATTTGGATAATGCTCTTTTACCCAATCGCTCACACGTTCAAGAAAATCAAAATCCAGGCTTGTGATTCGGATGGTCGTTTTATCGTCAAGATGGCCGCGTAATTCCGTACGGTATTCCAAAGTTGGCGACATGCGGCATTCATACCCTTTTACGTCGGTAACGACTGCATGCCGGGTGGTATCCCATTGCGTCGGCCCCCAAGGCATCAGGTACGGACAGCCCTCGCAGCCATCTGTCTCCCGGTTCCCCGTGTTGTCGGCATTTGTGCTTTTATTTACCGGCCGGCCGCACTTGCAGAGGTATCGGTTCAAAACCAGTCACCCCCGGGCAGGACGATGGACTTCTTCACGGCCTTTAAATCGTCCTCATACACTGCTGCAAGCTCATGGCCGCAGCGCCTGCAGAACACGACCGGCCCGCGCAGGAGCATGTCCATTTCCGGGATCATGCACGATATCGGCATATCTTCGGGCGATATCTCGCCGCTGGTGATGGCAAAAATTCCGCTGGAACCGATTCTGTTTTCGTAGATATCACCGCCACAAAAGTGCTGCATCGCTTCGGTGGTGTCTAGAAGTGCCGGGATTTCGTTGAATTTCGGGGCCTCGCCCGGGCGTAATGTAATAACTCTCATTGATGTATACCTCCTTGATGTGTTACAATGGAGGCGGTCGTAGGGTTCAACTTGACCGCCTGGCGCTTGTCCGTGTTCGCAGCACGGGCGGGCGCCTCTCTTTTTGTCTGTTTGCTGTAGCTCCATGCTGCAATGCCGAGCAGCGCCGCGACGGTGAACAATCCTGTCCAGGGGGCCGTCTGTCCGCTCACAATACCATCTAAAACGGCAATGGAAAGAATCGCCGCGGTTACGGCAGTCATTCTAAGTATCAGATGATTCATGTGCTACCCTCGCTTTCCTGCAAATGCCATCCAAATGTTCCCGGCCGATTCGCAAAATCTCACGGCGTACCTGATCGGCGAGAAACTGATGAAACGCGGCATAATCTGCGGCGGAGGCAGGCTCCAGAACGTCCAATATTTCTCCGGTTTCCCGGCTGACGATCAGGCGCATGATATCCTCCTTTTAAGCATGTGTTTTTTCTTCTTTGGCCCGGGTTTCATTTGCATCGTAAAACGCCATGATGTCATCCGTGCTGATTCGCAGCGTTTTTGAGCCTGCCAACTTGCTGGCCCGCAGGCGGCCGCTGCGTACCCACTCCCGGACAGTGTCGGGGGAGACCTTCATCAATTCTGCGGCCTCCTCTACGGTGTGCAGGGGCATTGTTCCACCTCCTTAAATGTCGATTTTTTCGGCTTTTTTGTTGCCTTTTCATGGAGTATGCCTTGCTTTTTTTGGCGTTTTGTGGTAATTTGAAGTTGCTACATTCAATTTAATACGCAAAACACCTTTTCTTGGGGCATACTCCATGTAAGGCTGGTTTTTTGTTCCCTTTTTGAGGGGACATTCTTAGTATATCTAGCAAAACCTAGAATTTCAAGAGTTATTCTAGGATAAGCTAGATATTTGTTGCATTGTACAATGATTGGTGGGTAATTATGTTCAATTTCGACAGATTAAGAGCCCTTGCAAAAAAACAAGGAATGACCATTACGCACTTGTGTAATATCGTCGGAAAGAAGAACTCGTATATTGCAGATAGTCAAAACAAGGGGATAGCGATTCCTCTGGATGCCGTTGAAACTTGGGCTTCCGCACTCCACACAACCCCCGCTTATCTGCTGGGAGAAACAGATGATCCGTCAGAAGGCAAAAAAAATAATCCCGCCACCGCGCAGGATGCACGGCAACGGGATATAGTGGTTTTGACGCGCATGGCGTCGCAATTGCCTGAAGAAGATTACAATCGGCTTGTGAAAAACTTTGAGGATACCCTTGATATATATTTGAGAGCACGGGGGCTTGACCCGGATGACTATCGCTGATGCGCAATGCGTAGCTACATGGCTTTTACTTCAGCAGAACATCAATTCGTTGGCTACTGATTTACAGGGCATGGTGTTCGCAGGCGCTTCGATTCTGATGGATACAATACAGGGATATTGTTCAAAAACGGGAATGCCTCTCTCGGAATTTAAAAGCCGAGGACAGTTTTTGGACGGTACCAGCGTGCCCGTAGGGCCGGGATGTCTTGTTCTTTATAACCATGCTCTGCCCGTTGGCCGCCGCCGTTTTACAATTGCACATGAGTTGGGACATGTTTACCTTGGCCATAAGCAGCGTGGCGTTCAGCAGGAAAATGAAGCGGACTGGTTTGCTGCGCAGCTGCTGATGCCTGAATGCATTATGATGGAGCTGTGGAGCCGGAATGGATGGCTGGTGCAGCATGAGGTGTCTGATTGGTTTATGGTGTCGGGCGCGGCAGCGCGGCACCGTATCGGGGAGATGCAGCGCAAGCGCTGGTATCACATGGGTGAGCAGGAGCTGGAATTGGTGCACCGCTATTTGCCTTACATACAGGAAGAACTCAAAAACCCCTATTTGGTTTCAGTTTAAGTTTTAAGGAGGCCGCACTACATGGAGCATACATTGGAGCGCGCGCCCCTACTGTTTCCCATTGGAACAATCATCAATGGCCCTGAGCAGGTGGTTTATTGGGAATTTACTCGTTCTCCCCATCTGCTTATTGCCGGCGCATCTGGAAGCGGAAAGTCTACATTTCTGCGCAGCGCTTTAGTGGAATTACTTGAACTTTGTCCAGGCGATTTGCTTAAACTTATAATAATCGACCCCAAAGGTGTTGAGTACTCGGGATATGACAGCGTTGAAAATATGCTGATGCCTGTCGTAAAGGATTATACGAAAGCAATTGGCGTACTTGCTGCTTTAGCTGTAGAAATTGAAAAAAGGTATGAGCTTTTTGCCGAAATTAAAGTACGGAACATTGAAAGTTATAATGAGGCAGTGAACGAAGTTTCTGGGGCCGAGTTGATGCCTCATATTCTTGTCATAGCTGATAGTTTTGATATTGTTTTAACGGCACATAGAGATGAAGCAGAAGGTTACATAGAGCGCATTACGCAGGCTGGTAGATCGGCGGGAGTACATCTTCTGCTAACCACGCAAAGTGTACCGGGCAAAAATTTTTTGTCACAGTTCCCGAGTAAGTTATGTTTTAGGATGCCCGAAAAGAGCGATAGCAAAAAAATTTTGGGAGGTACGGTATCTGAAAAACTCCTCAATGAAGGCGAAGCAATATTTTACTCGGCTGGAGTATTTCCGCGTGCGCTGGTAAAAACAGTTTTTAAAGAAGATTCCACTATTGATAATTTGCTGGAAGAAATCAAAGGGAAATCAGCCGCAAATTATAGTGAGAGTTTTATTCAAGAGATTAATAGGTATGCTGCGCCGGTGCAGAGTGAAGAAGTGGAATATGATGATAGCCAAGACCCAATGCTCAAAGCGGTTGTAGAGGTTGTCATCGACGTGGGACAGGCGTCTACTAGCCTTCTGCAGAGGCGATTCAAATTGGGCTATGCACGAGCAGCCCGCATCATGGACGAAATGGAACAACTCCACATTATCGGCCCATATGAAGGCTCGAAGCCCCGGCAAGTGCTCATTACTCGCCAGCAGTGGATTGAGATGATAATGCAAGAATCGCACAACGAAGCGTCACCGCAGGATGAAGATGTTCCCAAAAATCAATTGGCTGTTGAAGCGGGCGATTGCGATGAATCGCAAAACTCTCGTTGTGCCACTCAGTTGACATTGCCTGGAGAAGAAGAAAACTCGACGCCTCCCCGATTGTCGTCTTTTGATGCGCCAAGCTACGCGGAGAATCGTCACACAACAGAAAAGAACAAGCCAAAGAAGCGCTACACATTGCTTCCCACAATAAAGTCATGCGATAGCATGACGGGAGAGCAGTTTGAGCACTTTTGTGCATCGCTTCTCCGGGCGAACGGTTTTCGCAACGTAAAAGTGACGCAAACCAGCGGGGATTATGGCATTGACGTGCTTGCTCAGAAAGGCATGGACAGCTATGCGATTCAGTGCAAGCGCTACACTTCACCAGTGGGCAATCATGCAGTACAGGAGGCGTTTTCCGGCGCTGCGTATTATGGAAATCGAACCCCTGTTGTGATGACAAATCAGGAATTTACTGCGGCCGCCGTTGAAACTGCAGAACGCATTGGCGTTCGGTTGTGGGGGCGTTCTAAGTTGGTACAGATGCGCAGTCAGTGTGCACCGCTTCCGTTCAGAGTAATAGGATCTATCTTTCGCGCAAGCCTTACAGTTTTGAAGCCTGTGTTGCAGGTTTTATTTGGAAGACCGGCGGCTTTTATCGCATCATTCGGCACATTGCCGTTACTATTCGACCTATTGATTCATGGTTACATCGGTTCAGAACCATCAACAAAGGGCTTTTGGTTTGACTTTGGAGTATTAGCTATTGAGTGGCTAGTAGTCCGATATGCGCTTTCTTGGATATGGAAAAAGATTTCTGGCGGGAAATAAAAGGTTCTTTATGTATGGATGCCTTAGAAAGGGAAACGATATGGATGAATTTGCTGCCCGCCCGGTAGCCGATATTCTGGCCCGGTACTCAACAGACAATCAGAATCCCGTGACCATCGACGTTCAGGTGGAAAAATGCCGCGAATGGTGTGAGCGCAATGGTTATCAGGTGGGAAAAATATTCTCCGATGAAGCTGTTTCCGGCATGAAAGAGACCCGTGCCGGTTATGAAGCCTGCATGATGCACTTGGGCATGGGCGGCGCGCAGCTTGTGGTCGTATACGACCAAAGCCGTATGTTCCGCGAATTTACCGAGTGGTTTCAGTTCCGGAAAGACGTGGATATGCTGGGAGCACGGGTGGCCAGTGTGACGCAGCCAATGGTGGGAGGAGATCTTAAAGACCCCGCAGTATTCATCAATGAAGCTGCAACAGCGATGCTCAATCACGCGCAGGTTCTGATAACGCGCCAGAAAACAATAGATGCGCTGAAGCATAACGCCCGGGAGGGCAAATCCTCCGGCGGTAAGCCGCCCCTAGGGTACGATCTTGACAAGGACAAAAAGTATGTGGTCAATGAGCATGAAGCAGGGGCCGTGCGCCTTGTGTTTCAACTATTCGCACGGGGATTCAGTTACGGAGAAATCGTAGACGAATTGAACAGCCGAGGATATCTTACAAAACGGGGCCAACCGTTCGGGAAAAACTCCATTTTTGACCTGCTCAAAAACGAAAAATATATCGGCCGCCTTGTTTACGGCGCCACCAAGGCACAGGCGGACGGACGCTGGAATAGTCACGCCAAAAGCAAAGAGGACGCTATTGTGGTTGAGAACGGTGTACCGGCTATCATTGAACAAGAATTGTGGGAGCAGGTACAGTCCCGAATCCGAACACGCAAGGGGGCTGGCGGGAGATACAGTGCCAAGCGCGAATATCTGCTCACCGGCCGTGTATTCTGCGGTGACTGTGGCGCCAGCATGGTGGTGATGGGAAGCAAGGCATCCGGTTACCAATACTATGAGTGCAATAATAAAAGGCGTACACATACATGCAAAATGAAAAATGTTCGTACGGAGTGGCTGGAACAGACGGTCGCGGCCAGTATTAAGCAAATGCTGAATGAGCCAGCCAATATTGAAATGCTGGTTGATGTAGCACGCGACCAGGAGCGGCAAATCACTACCGAATACGATACACGTCGCGCAGAGTTGGCATCCCGGTATACGCGTGTATGCCGCCAACTGGAAAATGGTGTTAACGCGCTTTTGGAAGGCGTGGTCAGCGCGGAGCTGAAAGAAAAGGTCAGGCGCTTGGAAGAAGAAAAGGCAAAAATCGAAGCAGAAACGGCAGAGCTGAATCAATATAAGGGCTATGTAGGGCTTGACGACGCTACGATTCGCCGCTGTGTAGAAAATGTGGCGAAGGTAGATATTGACACACCCGAAGGATTAAAACTTATACTGGCCGTTGTAAGCCGCGTGAATATACGCACAGATACCATCGAGATTAAAACATTGATTTCTACGGATGGGACAGATCCTGATCCAACGAAATCCAGGCCGCAGCACCCGGAGTTGTTTCCTTCAGAAAGCGCAAGCGGTGAAAAGTACCATACAACACCCGAAAACGGGTCGGGTCACCAAACGAAACAAATCCGAACCTTGCGCCGGTGGGCGACGGGTTCGGATTTGTTGTTTATTGGAATTTATAAAATCCTTTATATCATTGAACAAGAAAAGCAGATTTGGGAGTACCAAATCTGCTTTTCTTTCTTTTACAATACTATGGCTGTTGTCATGATTTTTTCTTGATTGTAAATTAACACAATTTGCAGAACTAACTTTGTGTTTATATTGTGCTTTTTAACCACATGAAGTATAATAGTTACATATCAATATACAAAACCGCCTACTCTAAGGAGGCTTGGAAATGAATCTTGTCAATCAGCCAGATAAACAATCCCTTGGATTTAAATTGATTGAAAACTTAGAGAATGAAGGATTTACGAACTTTAGATTTATTGTAGCTTACGCAAAAACCAGCGGTATAAGCACTCTGCAACCTTCAATGAAGAAGTTTAGGGATGCTGGAGGTACCATAAAAGGAATAGTAGGTATTGATCAAAGCAATACGTCTTATGAGGCTCTTGTAGCTCTTCTATCCTCCTGTGATGAACTTTATATTTATCACGCAGACGATTTCACGAGAACTTTTCATGTAAAAGCATATTTTCTGGAATCTGATGAATCCAAATGGTTATCGATTGGTTCAAACAATTTTACGGCAGGAGGGTTATTCAACAATTATGAGGCTAGTTTAACTTGCTTTGCAAACGAAGACTTGTGCCAAAGCTTTAATGAAATGTTTGGGCAATACTCTGATACCAGTAATAGCTGTTGTAAACGATGCGATAGAGCATTGATAGAGTTTCTACTAGAAAACGGCTATATTGAACATGAGAAAGCGCTTGCTAAAAGAAGCGTGGCTGAAGCTAAACGTAATCGAGAAAGAAATAAAAGAGCTAACATATTTGGTAGAGACACTGTTATTTCCACGCCACATATACCAATCCCAAAAAGAGAGGAAACAGATACAACACCTAATTCTACCGGAGTTAGTGTATCTACGGTTGATACTACAGCAGAACGAGTTTCTGAAGGAGACATGGATTATTTGGTTCGCCATGTTCCAAAGGCAGGAGATCGTTGTCAACAAGTGCACTTCACGATGGATATTTTGAAGAAATACTTCAAACTAAAACCTGGCGATGAATTGATGCTACAGCAAATGGACGATATCTATACATCACATGATATAGAAAATCGTCGTATTGTTTTGAGCAAGAGAAATGGAAATGCAAAAATTGAAGTCCGTGCTGCTGAGGTTCTCAATGGTCATTATCCTACAGATGAAAATAAACGACCTATTTTGGTGTTTAAACGAATCGGGCCAACCATGTTCAAATATTTGTTCCTATTAGAAGGTTCTACCGGATATGATGTAATGAACCACAGATTGCTCAGCCTCCCGTGGAAACATCGGTCTCTGAGATATGAAATAATGGATACGGATACGATGCTCTCATTGTGGGAAGATTGTCCGTTAATCTAAAAAGATAAAAAGCAAGTGGCCTATACTGGATCAGTATAGGCCACTTGCTTATCGAGGCGACTTACGGAATAAATCGTAGTAAGAAGGAGCTGATGTGTTTTTCTTTTTAGGGTCAGGCTTCTGAACAATGATAATATATTCGTTGACGTTTTTGAACAAGAGGTTTGGTGGATATGGATAGCTTCCAAAAATTGGTCTTTGCGAATTAGAGGATCCCCACTTCCCGCCAGTTCCGTTTTTATTCCATATGATTTGATTTATAAGTGAGAATCCAACATTTTGGGCAATTTTAGTCAGGTCAGAAGCGATAGGAATTGTTACCAAGCCAAATTCACGGGTGTTTTGATTGACATTTGCAGTAACAATACATAGCTTTCTACCAGGCATTAAGACCCGGTAGCACTGCTTAATGACTTCTTCCATATTCACTAAAAAATCATCATAGTATTCAAAGCCGCCAATATTTCCCTCATACTTACCATAATCGGCTTTATTCCAATACGGAGGAGAGGTAATGATTGCTCCCACACTATTATCGGGGATATCCTTCATGCTTAGGCAGCTATCGTTATAAATTTTGAAATCTTCACTTGCTTCTTGCTTACTATTCGGAGAGGAGCATTCTTTGAGTCTTTCGATAGAACGGCTATAATATACCGGATTAGTTTCGAACCCGATATACTTTCTTCCGTTTTCAACAGCGGCCACTCCTGTTGTGCCTGTTCCAGAGAAAGGATCAAGCACAATTTCGCCCCAAAAAGAAAACATCTTTAACAGTCTGCGAGGAATTTCAACGGGAAATACAGCTGGATGAATACTATCACTTATATTAGCGATGTTCCATACAGTCATGGTCCATTCTTTCCATTCTTCACTGGTTATTTTCGATAACTCTTTAATTTCTTTTGAAATAGATGACACGTTTTGTTACCTCCGGTTAATTATAGCTAAACAGCAACTACAAGATTTAGAATGTGCGACCACACCTAACGATGTCGGAATACCACTTTTTTAGATAATCGGCGAAGCAAGTATCAATATCCAATGATTCTACAAGGATAAGATCAATTTCATCTACAATATCTAAAATCATATTGTAGTTGTAACTCGTAACGGCTTTCCCACCATTATAAGATGTAATCGGATATAGTACTAACTTACGCGAAAGGGTCTCTCCTAAATTAGAAAGGCGTGTTTGATTATTTTCCGTTCCGTCAATCTTAAAGACCGATAACAAGCGATTAGTTAAGTGAAAACCATCACCAACTACAGTCCATAACCAAAATGCAAGTCGGGAATTCAAACATGCAACCGCAAAAAATTTGTTTTGTTTGCTGCCCGCATCAAAAATCTTAGTTTCTTTAGAGAAATAAGGGGAGCCATCGGAGTTGAAGGAAGGTGGTACATGGTCGTATGCTCCCACCCAGTTGTAGGCTGTTGATTTTAAGACAATGCAATTTTCAGAAAACGCGGATGTGCTTTTTAACACATCCTGAAGTGCTTTCTTGCTCTGGAGAATGGTTGTAAATGCATTCTTTTCAATCTTACAATTAAGTTTTGGTAAAAACTCTATGATTGAAAAATTCGAAATGTCAGTTCCCATTTTCTCTGAGTTAAGCAATAGTGCTCGGTTTTCGGATGTCCAGCGAAATAACTTTGTAGACAATATAGCGTGAGATTTCCCGCTTGACCGAAATATGATACATGCACGGGACTTTACATCGTCCCCAAATAACGAGTCTGGGCTACGATCATAATGCTCAACTTGCCATTCGGCAGCATCATTTTGAATATCATTTCGCATTTGCCGGAAGGCAGGCTGATTGTTGTAAGAAAAGGAAAGAGGAATAACAAGTGAAGAAACAGATATGGGAGCCGAATTTTTCATCAAATTGTATACAAAAGGAATAAACAGGTTCCCTTGAATCGCTTTACCATTAAGGTTGCTAGAGCCAACATAAGGAGGATTGCCTATAATGCATTCAAAATACTGAGGGAAATTTGGATATCGAAGATAAATAGAATCGATATTTGTCGCATCAGCAACAACTACATTCTCTTTGAGAGCATTCCATAACTCAAGAACCCTATCACAGTTGTGAAATGTTCTTATAAAATGTCGAATTATCGAATATCTACAGCACTCCACTGCAGAGATGCTGATGTCCACTCCAAAAAGGTTATGGTGTACAAAAGAAATATAGTCACTTTGGCTATTCAACAAGTGCTTTTCTATCAAGCAATCCAATAGTTGTAGTAAAAAAATACCACTTCCGCAACTATAATCGATATAATGACCAGTTACAAGATTAATATTTTGACGATTTAGTTTTGCAAGGCAACAGCTAACCATATACTTCGCTACGTCAGCCGGAGTATAGTAGACACCCTGTTGCTTTTTCGTTTTAGTAATTATACCAGAGCGTCTATCATAATTTGCAATTTTTATTTCACTTTCTGAGTATTCAAGTATTTCTAAGGCATAGGGCAAGAGTTGTTCATGCAGAGGTACTTTTTGAATTGTATCCAAATAGTCAAAAATTGATTTCGCAAGGACATGATCCATAGCATGCTTAGACCCTTGTACATATTGGGGGACAAAGTCGCCCAACATAGATTCGACCTCAGAAGCAAAGGAAGTCACATCTGGGACAATTCGCCTATCATTCGGTGTATTTATATCAATACAGATGCATGCCAACAAAACCCATCGCAGAATTTGAATGTCATCTGGTTGACATGGGCTTGAGGAAAACTGTTTTCTTATCTTTAAAAGTTCTGCCTCGATTTTGTTAATGCTCTTTTTATATAAAATATTTAGAGGCTTGCTCTCTTTCATATATTTCTACCTCTAACTTAGTCACTGTTTTTTACAGCCAAAATTATTTCTTTTTGGCTTGGATCAAAGTAGATTTCAAAATATGTCTTTCCAGGATAAATTTGTAAGTTCTTGATTAGTTCCTTAGGTAGACGAACCCGCATATCTTTTTGAAGAATGTAGTCATCCAGATATATCCTTTTTGTTGGTTGCTTTTGCGACTTCATCACAGTGCCTCCTTGTATAAAACTAAGAGCTTAACATTTTGGCCTGATTTTAGACTAAAATTAGACTAACATATACAAATGAGAATTACAAGTGATGTGAAGCAAAATTATATCAGTAAAGAAATTTTATAACTTACAAATCCCCTCAATCACCGCCTCCTGCCCTATCATCCAGCTAATGAACTGGTTGGAGGGCAGTTTTTTCTCTTTGACCTGCTGTTTACGAATCAGCGCCTCCTTGCGGAACGCCTTTAATGCGGCCTGCGCCCGCCCGATCTGTTCGGGTGGTGCGCCGGCCTTTTTTAGTTTGGTGATGCGGTTGTACCAGAACATGTACTCCCGGTCGTAGGCCTGCTCGTAGTCCTTTCCTTTGGAGCGGCCGTCGAACTGGCGCTTGGCGGCCTTTCGGCTGGCTTTACGGCAGCGGTCGCTGCACAGGGTGCTGCGAGCGTCCGGGCCGAAGAAGATACGTCCGCACTGGCTGCACCGACGCATGAGCAGCCCGGCGTCCAGGATGCGCTGGCGGTAGTAGATGAGGGCGGGCCGCAGAGATTCCTTCACCACGGCGCACTCAAAGAGCATTTGCCCCTGGGGATACCACACCTCCAGCTTTCCGTCCCGCCGGTCGTTCCAGACGGAGATCACCGGCTTGTCCCGGAGCCAGTGGGCCATCTCCGGGGTGTACTGGCCGAAGGGCAGGGTCAGCAGCTGGGCATAGTCCCGCAGAACCTGGGCCGCCTGCTGGCTGTCCCGGCCCCGGCGGCAGCGCAGATACATCTCCCAGATCTGAATGGCCGCATACCAGGCGGCAGCATTGGTGCCGTTGCCCTCTGCCTGCTGGAAAAGAAGCTGGGCGGCGGCCTGCTCCCGTTCTTCCCGCTGGGAGCGTTTCTTCGCCGTCAGGGCGTCGGAAAGGCCCCAAATGACCTCCGTCCAGCCCTCGACGGCTGTCTGCCCGAACTCACACCAAAAAGCCCCCAGCGGGCGGGTTTGGGCCAGAAACAGCGGACGCTCTTTGCTCCGCAGGGCAGCCTCCACATCCTGTTCTTCTCCCAACCAAAGCTGTTCTTTCCGGCCCGGTACATCCACCCGAAGGGCCAGAACAACAGGCCCCAGCAGCGGTTCCTTGGTTACAAAGGCGTATCCTTCCATGTATCCTCCTGTGTATCTTCTCCTGTATGCGGTGCTTTTATGGGAATTATAATTCAGCAAAAATATGATTACTTACAGTATACCCAAAAAGCCTTGAAATTGCAATTCCCGGATGCTATGCTGGGAACACGAATTTTCTGGTCAAACAGTCTCATGGAGGGGGACTATAGGGGGTGGCAAGCTATCGCTTACCACCCACCTGTACCGACTGGGAAAGAAGAATATGCTTACAGGAAAGGAGGGGTGCCTGCCACCGAGGTCATCAAGACAAACCAGACAGAGCGATTGCCCAAAACAGCTGTGGAAAGCCTGGCCCGCGCATTGCTGCCGCAGATGCGAGCCTATTTTGCCAGCGGCGAAGGACAAGCCGCCCTGAAACAGTGGCGTGCAGAACGGGAGCAGCAGGGTTGAGAACTCCCGCCGTGCTGGGAAGGGTCTTCTTTCCCAGCCGGTACTCTTTTGCATAGATCCGGCAGAAAAGGTTGTGCAGATTGGTGATAGCTTTCAGCGGGTTCCTGTGGTACTGTGTTGAGCTGAAAAGCCGCGCCCATCTGCCGCGACTGATTTTGCAAGCATAGCGTTTGGATATCCACCAAACGCAAACCTTGGGGCGGCGCCCCAACCCCCGCAAGTAACCAGAAGGAGGAATGCCAATGAAAGCAGTCATCTACGCCCGATACAGCAGCGACAACCAGAGAGAGGAAAGCATCGAGGGACAGCTGCGGGAATGCAAAGAATACGCCGAGCGAAACGGCATCTTGGTATTGCAAAGCTACATCGACCGGGCTCTGTCCGCAAAGACGGACAACCGCCCGGAGTTCCAGCGGATGATTCGGGACAGCGCCAAAGGGCTGTTCGACACGGTGCTGGTTTGGAAGCTGGACCGTTTCGCCCGCAACCGGTATGACAGCGCCCACTACAAATCCCAGTTGAAGAAAAACGGGGTGAAGGTGGTCTCGGCCACCGAGAGCATTGCCGACGGCCCGGAGGGCATCATCCTGGAATCCATGCTGGAGGGGATGGCGGAGTATTACTCAGCAGAACTGGCCCAGAAGGTGAACCGTGGGATGCGGGAGAATGCCCTCAAGGCCCGCAGCAATGGCGGCACCATCCCGCTGGGATATCGGCTGGATGAGGAACACCGGCTGAAGATAGACCCGCTGACCGCGCCGGTGGTGCGGGAGGTATTCCAGCGGTATGCGGACGGAGAGAATCTGCGGACCATTATCCGCTCGCTGAACGAGCGGGGCATTCGCACCAGCCGGAACTATCCCTTCCGGCACAGCAGCTTCAACACCATGCTGAAAAACCGGAAGTATATCGGCGAGTACCACTACAAGGACGTGGTCATCCCGGATGCGGTGCCGCCCATCATTCCCAAAGAACTATTTGAAAGGGTGCAAGAGCGGATGAAGAAGAATCAGCACGCCCCGGCCAGGGCAAAGGCCGAGGAAGAATATCTGTTGACCACCAAGCTATTCTGCGGCCACTGCGGCCGACTGATGATCGGCGAGAGCGGCAAGGGCCGCAACGGCACCATCCACCGCTACTACAAGTGCGCCGGGGCCAAGCGAAGGCTGGGCTGCCACAAAAAGGCTGTGAACAAGGACTGGAGCGAGCGGGTGGCGGTGCAGTACACCATCCAGCGGGTGTTCCAGGACGACCTGATTGCCCAGATCGCAGACGAACTGGTGGCGCTGCAAGGAGCCGAGGACAGCGCCCTGCCTCTGCTCCGCCGTCAGTTGGCCGACACCGAACGGGGCATTGAGAATATGCTCAACGCCATCCAGCAGGGTATCTTCACCAGCAGCACCCGGCAGCGGCTGGAGGAACTGGAAAACCTGCGGGCAGAGCTGAAGTCCAGCATCCTGCAAGCGGAGCTGGAACGGCCCCAATACAGCCGGGAGGATATCATCCAGTGGATCTCCCGCTTCAAGGGCGGCGACCCCAACGACAAGGCCTACCAGCGGCAGATCATCGACATTTTCCTCAACTCCATCTATGTATTTGACGACAAGCTGGTATTCACCTATAATTACAAAAAAGGTTCGCAAACCGTGAGCTTGGATGAAGTTCTTGCAGCCTTCGGTTCGGATTCGCGGGCTGGCGCTTCACCATTACCAGCAAACTCGAACTTGTTCTTGTGTGAGAGCGGGTTCGGGTTTGTTTTTTGTTTGGACATGATTTTAAAGTAGAGCAAACAGGCCGCACAGGAGAGATATCTTCTGCGCGGTCTGTTTGCTTTCTATGGAATTTGAATGCATTCCGCAAACTGCTCGAAGGACATCTCCCCTACCTGGTATTTGACCATTGCCTTCTGCGCGGTATCACGCCATTTGTTGTAGCCCTCGCGCATTTTGGCGTTCCCCTGTGCGCGAGCGCAGCGCATCTGGTATTTGTTCCGCAGCTGCTGGTAGAGCTGCCGCGCCCTGTCCGCTTTCACCTGTGCGGCGTATTTCTCCCGTGCCGCGACCTCCTTGCAGGATGCTCCAATGTCTTCATCGCACACGCGGTCGCAGTATTTGGTGCGGCTCGAAAATGGCAGGAACAGCCTGCCGCAGTTTTCACAGCGTGCGACACGCAGATCAAGCGCGCACATCTGCTGAAATTCCAGAAATACAAGCGCAGGCAGGTTATCACTTGCGTAAAATGTGGCGGCAGCAATGCCGCCCTTCTTTATGCCCTCCGGCATGTACTGCTGCAGCTTGATGTGTACATCATCCAGCATTCTGCTGCATCTGCCATAGAGCTCTCCATCATTCTCCGCCAGCTTTAACAGCCGTACGGACGGAGCAGAAAGCGGCTGGCCGTCCTTTCCGCAAAGTGTCACACCGATAAGGGCCCGCAGGTCCTTTTGGAAGGCGCTGATCTTCTTCAGGAAGTTGATAAAATAGTCCAGCACCAGCAGTGCCGTTTCACACAGAGAACGGTCCTCGGTCTCCCATTCGATGTAATACTTCATCTGCTCGGTGTATGCCGGAAAGCTCCGGCAGTAGCCTTCCATAATGTTTCCGGTGATCGCCTGATTTCCCAGGTGGATGAGCCTCTGGTGTACCTCGGATCGGGACAAGCCTGTATCATTCACGCCGGAGGCCAGGGCCTCAAGATACGGCTCACTTTCCTGGTCGTAGGCACGCCATACTGCCAAGCAGTATCCCTCCAGTAGGTCAAAGAATGCCGGAGAAACGGTCTTGACACTCAGGGACATATTGTGATAGAACTCCGCGACCTGATAATACACACAGGTCTCCGGCTCGGACAGCCGCTGCGGCATCGTGCAGGTTTCGCCGAAATCCACGCCTGTATAGGCGCGGCGCAGCGCGCGTGCCTGTTCCAGATACGGTTCCCAATCAACGTCGAGTGTCCCGAAAACGAGCGAACCCAGCGGATAGGCGGTTTGTTCTTCTCCGCCTGTACCGATGTATTCGGTCTTGCCGTTAAAATAGACATAGGTTTTACCGCGCATCCTGTCCCCCATCCTATCCTGTGTGAATTTGCCTGTGTTTCACAGCAGCTCACAAAGCGTGTTCTTTTATCCTACACGAAATCATAGTAACACATCTTGTCATTGAAAACAAGCAGTGATACGCTTGATGTGTCAGGATGTATGCTGACATATATCACAGACACGGAAAGCGGCGGAATGTTTCAGAGCGAAACCGTTCCGCCACGGGCGTCAACGGCAGGACAGCGTGGAGATGGGCGGCGGCAGAACAAAGGCAAAACAGAGCAGCACAGCCGCCGCCCATTCCTCCCCGCCGCAGCGGGCCCACGGACACTTTGCCGGCCCTGGCCGGAAAGTGTCCTAGTGGGTCAGACGCTTTCAAAAGCGTCTGCGCGCCCCGCAGGACGGCGGATGCACAGGCCGGTACAAGGAGAAAGGAGGAGCCGATAGGGAAAACAAGCAGGACGGTGGTGCGCAATGAGCGTTACCGCAAAAACGCAATCGGGGTACGGGAAAGGCATAACGAGCGAAAAAATGAAGCGTACTCGAATCCGGATGTTTTACTGGAGTACAGCAGCCAAAATGTTGTTTTCAAAACATGCGGTGCACCAACATATGCACAGCAATTCGACAGGATGGTTGCGGAGGGAGCCGTAAGCACCCGTGGCTTAAAGCCGGACGCCTATGTATTCGATGAAATGGTATTTGATGTAAATACGGAATATTTCGAGCGGCACGGCGGATATGAGTACGCAAAAAAGTTCTATGCCGAAGCGTATGAACTGGCCAAACAGATCGCAGGCGGAGAACAATATGTGATATCGGCGGTGATGCACGCGGACGAGAGGAACCGGGAAGCCAGTGACAGGCTGGGAAAAGATGTGTTCCATTACCATATGCATGTTATTTATCTTCCGGTGGTGGAAAAGGAGATCCGGTGGTCAAAGCGCTGCAGGGACCCCGCACTGCGTGGGACCGTTCGGGAAACGGTCATGCAGGTAAGCCATAGTAAAAAGTGGCCGATGGTCCCGGCGACAGATGAAACTGGCAGGCCAGTGCTGAAAAAAGACGGCAGGCCGAGGCTTATCAGTTCTTACAGCCTGCTGCAAACCGCTTTTTACGAACACATGAAAGCGGCGGGTTTCACGGATTTTGAACGTGGTATCGAGGGAAGTACGGCGGAGCACTTGGATGTACTGGAATACAAGGTCAAACAGGACAGGCAGGCTGTGCAGGAACTTCGGCAGGAAATTGGAGACCTGGGTACACAGGCGGAAGAAGCCCGAAAACAGCGGGATGAACTGCGCGGCGAGGTTACAGCCGCAGCAGGTGATTTACGGGCTGTACAGGCCGACATAGGCGATGTACGGCAGATGCACGGGCGCAGCAGACGGAAAACTTTGACAAAACGGATCGAGCTGCCCGAGGATGATTATGCGAGGCTGCTGAAGCTGGCGGAATCGGCGGCAGGATTGCAGGTGGAAAACCGCCATCTGGCGCAGGAGCTGCAGAACAGCGGCACGATGCTGTGGCGGCTGCGCCGTGAGGTGGAAGATACGGAGGAGCGTCTGCATCAGCTTTGGATGGATACGCGCTCTTATCGCGAGGCGGTAAAAATCGCGCCGCGACGTGTCAACGAATTTCTTTCGGGGGTTCTGCGGGAGCACCGTCGTGAGCAATCGGTAACACGGCAGAATCGGACGCAGCAGCGGAACCGGGATTGGGAAATGCGGTTGTGAGCAGATGGAATGAGCAGGCGCCGGGGACGGCCCGGTGGAAAGGAGACCGGATGGGTTAAAGGAAAACAGGTACATGGCGGAACGGGAGAGTAACAGGCGGAAAGAAAATACAGCACGTCAGGGCGTGCCGATGGAGGATCTGGAACAGTTTGCAAGGTTCCTACTTCCGAAAATCCAAGCGTTTTACGAAACGGAAGAAGGACAACGGGCGTTTCAGGAATGGAAAAAAAGAAACAAGAATTAATCTTCTAAAAAGCAATAAATGACAAGGCCGGGGAACGGGCAGAAATTCCCATTCCTCGGCCTTGTGCTTCGTTTGTTTTGCTTTAAACACCAGTTGAGATCAACTTAAAGCACCAGTGGGCGAACAAGACAGCGTTGCTGATACAGGCACAGAAGCGCTCCCTTTTGAAAATGTAGCAGACATATTCGCAGTATTGCCGCTGCACCAAGAAGATTCACCACCATAACTCCATCCATTTGAAACGGTATGGTAAACGCTTGCAGATGTTGCAGTAGCCGTATGACCATCATATGAAAAAATCCCATTAAGCTGAACACTTCCGATTGCCGCGCCATAATAGGAAAAGTCTCGTGTAATACTGCCTTTTTTCACTGATGCGCGTAAAGCTGAGTTTTCGATGGTCAATACCGTATGGTATGACACACCATTTCCGAGGTCGACGGTTCCCAAGTCAATAACCTGCGTTTCAGGTTCAAGAGCAAATGCAGGAACAGCTAACACAAATACTAGAATCGCAGCTATTGCTAAAGAAACAAGTTTTTTCACACAGAAAACCTCCTTAAAAATAGTTATTCTAAAAGATTCGGGAATTCATCCCAATCTGAATTACTTGTATCAACATTCCCAAAATCAACAATAGTAGTATTCACTTCTACCACACGGAATTTTTTGCTTTTCCACATGTAAAAAATAGAAAAAGCTAAAATGCCCATTAGTACAGCGCCGCCAATCCGCAGCAACCAGGTTCTACGTCTTTTTTTGCGATGACAAATCGCGACAACGTTTTCGGGGAGAGTATCCAAAAAGCTTCCAGCCGCATCTTGAGGGGTCCCGATGATTGCAATACATTCCTCGTATGAAATCATAGGATTTTCATTTTGAAGATCCGCTATTGCTGCGCGGATTTGCTTTTCAAATATATCTTTTTGAGATGTGTCACAGTATAAATACTTCCCGGCCTGACGGAAATACTGTTTCCACCTACGCTCATTCATACCGAATCCCCCTCATAGAGCACACCGTTTTTCGATAAGAGGCTATCAATAGTCTGCGTCACTCGCCGATATTCTGCAATGATATCATCGAGATATCTGCTGCCCTGTTCGGTAATCGAAAAATATACTCTGGTTCGATTACTCTCCGTAACAACGGTTTCTGACGGTGAAATGTAACCGTGCTCTTGTAGCCGATAGATAGCAATATATAGTGTGTTAAATTGAAGCACACCATCACTAAGCCGGGCCATTTCCTGAAGCATTTCGTAAGCATACATTGGCTTTTGCCTCAAAAGAAAAAGAACCAGCATATCGGTCGTAGCTTTTTTCAAGCCATCTTTCATCCCTGCCACAGTGCCACTGCGTTTTTTGGATGTTTGGGATGGTTGCTCCATAGTGTTATCTCCTTATGTTCATTAACATTATACAATGAAACATCACTATTTTCAACATATTTATTATTGACAAATATATATTTTTTATGTATTCTA